TCTTATATTCCTAACAGATGAAGCTCTTGAACAATTTGGAAGCTATACAGACCCATACGCTACAACTGAGTTTGGATATGAATTTCCGATTACCACAGGTTCGGTATTCACAAAGTCTAATCTATCAAGTAATTTCTTAGCCAGGTCTGTACCTGATTTCTATAACAAACTCAAGAAGTATTCTATATCAATAAATAGAATTTTTGACGATGTTACACCTTGGCAGTAAATAAGGAGAGATTTTATGAAGAGATACATCCGAGCGGCACTTACTCCACAAGAGTATAACAATAAACAGACCGAGGTAGGTTCTACCCTAAAGACCTATAAAGGTTCACCGATAAAGCGAAGCACTAAATATGGTGTAGGCAAAGAAATCGGTGGTGACATATATCTGCACAAAGACTACGCTAATAAAGTTGTACCGATAGATATTCTTGTATTTGCGGAGCAGGCGTTGCAAGACAATTACCCAAACTTTGAGTATAACTGCATACGCTATTCTCCTAAGACAGGAGCAGTGAGCTTTCAGGAAGCTCCTGACTTCGATACAGCCAGAGAGCCAAAGGTCGGTGATTATATTACGGTATTTCCTGATGGTACTATCAAGACAGGTCATTCCGAATATATATTTCATCATCGGTGGTTATGGGTACAGAATGACTACACAGGCTTCGATGTAGCCGAGGCATGGGAGTGGTCCCGAGAGTGGCTTAACACACTACAGGAAACGTCGGACGGTAACGGTATCGGCAGATGGAATAATCAGTTACAGAGATACGGATTACCGTTAGACACATAAGCATATCAGTAAAACAGACTGTGTTTTATGAGGTGATATTATGAAAAACATATTAGTAATGAGTCCATATCGCTATGCATTGGAGAACAAAGTAACCGATGTGAAGCTGCGAATGCTATGCGATGATATAGAAGATTATTGCATAGATGCTATACAGGCATTACCTGATGAAGTTATAGATAAACTTCAGGGTAAAACCTATGATTTAGTTTACGTTGATGATCACTATATAGATGATGAGCTTGCGGAAGTGCGCTCTCATATATCAGGTGACATACATAAGAATATTAAACTTTTCTGATGAGGTGATATTATGAAGAAGTATATAACATCAAGTGAAAATAGTGGTTCAATGCCGAATGTTGATAAGATTATTCTTCAATTAGAAGAAATGATCAAATATGCAAAGGACATCAATAATGCTATAGCTAAAAAAGACGGAGTTGTTAGGGATGCAGAGGAGCTTGCATATGATGTAGATGATATAGTCTTTGACCTTAGAGGTGCTTTGAACTCCATGGGTGAGATGGCTGAGTGGCAGAAAATTTTTAAATGAGGTGAGAATATGAAAAGAATGAAAAGATCAATAACTGCGGCTACAGATGTGTATTCTGTACACAATGGAGCATTCTACGACATCGCATACGATGCCGAGAAGCTTGACTATGAGATGACCGTAGACGAAAAGTTCAATATGAAGTTGGAATGTACCAAGGACAAAGAGTTCATGCCTACGATCACAGTGAAGACTACTAATGATGACGGCATCTACTACTTCGAGCCTGACATGAGCTTCCCTACGCTGAAGTACGATGATATGGAGTACTCCGATAGTTATCACTATTGGGTGGTTACAAAGTGGGAGCCTATTACAAGGTTCTTGGAAAAACTTTGTAAATTCAGGTACGACCCTAATGATTTTGAATGAGTTGGGATAAAACAATTACATGGCAGGATTATTCCTGCCATTTTTTTTATCTCACGAAATTCAACCAATTTGAGTCGTTAATGTATATGAAAATCATACAAACTATCGTGAGAATATTTGTGAGTCTTTACCTATTGACAATGTAATGACAGTAGTATATAATGATATCAAGAGGTAAACACATACTGACGGTAGTGTATAAAGGAGATGAAATATATGTTAAACTTCAAAGTATTTAAGCCTAAATCAGATTTTCAGTATTGGTTCCTTCGCAAAGGGCAGAGTACTGAGTTTGCAATAATGTCGGAAGACAAGCATATAGGGGAATATAATATATATGATACCGATATAAAACTTCACGATGATGTAGATGCCGAGGATTCTGAACAAATACTCAAGGACATTATTTCTGACTTCGTGGAGTTCACTAAGCGCCCTGAGTACATCATAGGGCTTAAAATTCCCGATGCATTATTGACCGATACCCCTATAGCAGCTGACCGTAGAAATGAAATGAAATCATATTGTGAACAGCTTATCCGTGGTTGTTGCTACATGATGTATGCTGATGATGTGTTAGCACAGAAGTACTCTGATAGAGCTATTAAGTGGCTTGCAAGTACAGACTTCTATGATGCCCCTGCTTCAACCAAGTACCACGACTCAGATCCAAGCGGTCTTCTCAGACATACGCTCAAGGTAGTCAATCGTGCTATTGACCTTATAGCTATAGACCCCTTTAGGTCTATAAACGTAGCCGAAGCGATAATCGTAGCCATCACGCATGATTGGTGTAAAATCAATTTCTACGAAAGCTTTATGCGTAATGTCAAGAATGAGGATACGGGTGTGTGGGAGCAGGTACCGTCATACCGACACAAACCATCAGAATACCCCTTCGGTCACGGCATAACTTCGTTGTACATGGCTGAGAAGCTGTTTAAGCTGACATTGGAGCAGGCATTGGCTATCAGATGGCATATGAGTATTTATGATGTATCAGATTATCAGAAGTCAGATCTGTTCGATGCTAATGAAAAATATCCTATGGTTATGCTTATTCAGATGGCAGATCAGTTATCCATACTGTAAACCTTATATATTGTAAATAGTCGGGATTTCTCCCACTTCATGAAAGGAATGATCTATATTATGAAAAAGAAGTTTAAGGTTACTGCATCTACAGGCGAGATCACATCTGCTTTTAGAGATAACAATATTTCTGAGGACGATGTAAGGGAGCTTGTACTTACAATCACAAACGACGGCGATATGTACCGTGGTATTATTCAGTCGGTTATCAACAATCTGACACGCAAGTACAAGAAGGGTAACTATGATAGGGACCTCGCTGTAAAGGCTTGGCAGTATGTAGCTGATGAGGGTGTGCGCAGATATGATAAGCAGTTCGGAAGCGGCAGAGGAAGCGTTGCATGGCTTAATCCTGCTACACGCAGAGCTATCGCTGAGGAGCTTCGTGACTACTATGAGGACATCATTATGTATGAAGATGATGATGTGAACGCATCTACTACTGCACGAAACAAGAAACCCGTTATGGCTGCTGATAACTACGGATGGGTGGTAGACTCTTCTGAGGCTTGGGATGCTTACAACTTTGCTTGTGAGTATTTCGGCAAGGAGCAGCTTGATGCTGACATCGTTGGTGGTCTCAGTACAGATGAGCTTGCGGAGTCTCTTGCATTCATTTTCCGCATGAATGACTTCCAGGAGTGGTATGATCAGAACGGTAGTTCGGATGATGACGAAAAGGACTGGGACGAATACGACTTCGTTCTGGAAGATGCTGAGGTAGGATTTGATGACTTCGATGAGGAGATAGAATACTATCGTGAACACAAGGATGAACTCAGCGAAGATGATTTAGGCACTATATATTCTGATGCGAAGTTGCTGAAGAAGGATGACATCGCTGAGGAAGTGAATGATTTCATCGAGGAAAAATTCTATTCGGAAGATGAATAATAAAAGGAGAGTGTAGTATGAAAAGATATATTCGTTCAAGCACTGTAACCGCATCCGCATGGACTGCTCCTAACGGTAAGAAATACGGCAAGCAGACAAGACGTTTCCCTGGTAAGTATCTGTTCACAAGAAAAGAACTCAGAGATATGGTAGACAACGGTATCGCTGAGGATATGGCAGGTACATTTGATCCCATGGAGATGAATTATGACATCATAGGTATCTCATGGAACGAAACTAATGGTTATCGCTCAGGTATCCTTATCGAGGATAGAGATACAGGTGATCTGTATGTAGGTAATGCAGGAGATGCCATGTTAGCTAAATTATAATAAAGTACAACAGCCGCAGAAGAACGTCATTGACAAGTATCCTGTGGCTGTGTTACATTGCAGAAATAAACCTTATATATCGGTAACAGGGTAATTATGCTCTGTTACCGATATTTTTATATTTGGACGGTGATTTAAAATGCGTATAAACGGAAAACGGAGATCAATCATGGCTGCGGAAGTAGATGCTGATGACATTCGTGATACCATAAGTGACTTGGCTGACTCAGTCGGAGAGGTGCAAGATGTAGTCGAAGAAGTCAGCGAAGATGATGTTGATATTGAGGTAGATAACAACATCACAAATCACTTCATTGCTGAGTGCGATAGTTGTCATAAGGTTTTCATTTCAGCTATGGTGGAGACCGACCAAGATGTAAGATCCGTTACTGGTATCTGTCCTATCTGCGATAAGGAAACAGAACAGATCCTCAAATGGGTAATTCATGAGCGTTGATTGCTGAAAGAGGTGTTAGATATGGAAAAAGATACAGCAACGACTTTACTTGCATTATGCGCAACTGTAGCTCCCGTGTTATCAGCGGTTCTTGTAGCCTTACTGAATAATTGGGATAAAATAAATCCAAACAAGAAGCGGATTAAAAACATAGAAACAATAACTACAGATACACAAACAGATGTGACATCTATAAAAGCACAACTCAAGAATATATCTGCGGCGCAGAGAACAGGTTTGCAGACCCAAATTCTTGAGAAGTGCAAACGCATAAATCATGCCATCAATACAGGTGATGTCAACTATGAAGAGGATTTGAAGCAGCTAATAATCCTATTCAAGGACTATCATCTATGCGGCTATAACAGTCAAGGCAAGTTGTATTTCAATGATACCATAGCCAAGGCATCCGAAGTGGATAATGTCATGGTCAGGGAATTAATGAATACATACTTTGCCGAATATGAACCTTAATCTTATCTAACCGAGGTGAGAAATTATGAAAGAACAGATAATACTGAGGATAATTGAGTTTATCTTCGCTATACTCACTACCATAGTAGTTAGTGTGTTGCTTCCTATAGTAAAGGCTTGGCTTATGTCTAAGACTGAGAATGAACGGATACAGGCTATCATTGCTGATGTGACATCGGCAGTGGCTACCTGTGTAGATCACGCCGAGCAGACTATAGTATCAGAGCTAAAAGCTAAAGGCGAATGGAACTCCGAAACACAAGAAGATGTATTGTTGACTGTCACAAATAACGTAGTAGATACACTGCTGACTACTACAAAGAAGGTCATCGATGATAATGGCATCGACCTTGAAAATATGATAGCACAGCACATCGAGGCGTATATACAGTCCAAGAAAGGTGGTAACACTAATGCGAATAATAAAGAATAAGTACATCGGAGCATCTACACATCGTAGACCTATCAGAGCATATCATGATAAGTACGTCAAATTAGCCAGTAAGGATGTACCCGATTCTGATGGCTTCAATACTGAGTATACGCTGTATAGTACTTCCGACGGCGATTATTACTTCTGTATGTTTGGTG